TGATTCTCAAACTTCACATTTTCAGGAAGAGTTGTAAGGTTTTCGAGGTAAACAGAACCCTGATTCCCAAACTTCACATTTTCAGGAAGAGTTGTAAGGTTTCTGAGGTAAACATATCCGTTGTTTTCTGTAATAATTATAAAGCCATTTCCAACCTTAAAATCAATTCTTTTTGTTTTTAATACTTTCTTAAAATTTGATTTTTTCATTTTATTTCCACCTTTTAGTTAATATTGAATTTTATTATAATTCTACCCTAAGAACTTTATCAGCCTCAGAAACAATCATCTTAATAACCTGAGAGTTTTCAGGTATATTGATTTCCGTAACTGATTCAGCGTTATCAATAAAAATTGGTGCAGTTGTATTGAAATGCTCTGAAAGAGTTTGAATGATATCAAGTCCGATGTTAATACGAGCGCCATTATTAAGACCTGAACCAAAAGGAACCCCCTCAAACGTAACATCGCAACATTCATCAAGACCGCCATTAATCTGAGTTTTAAAAAGCTTAAATCTTGCAAGTTTGAATTTAGAATTTATATTACTTTCAAGTAGTTCAACTTTTATTTTTACAAACTTTTCAATTAAGAATAATTCGTTTTCAAGCCCTTCAATTTCTCCAGCTAAAATTCTTTCCTGGTTTTCAAGCTCTGCAATACGCTCTTTTATTTTCAAGCTTGATTCATAAGAAGAAATATTTTTTTCGATCACTTCACGGACAGCAATTAATTTTTCAATCTCATCTTTAATTTCGTTGATCTGATCTTCAGTCCCGGATTTTAGTTTTTCGATTGTTGATTTAATTTCTTCAATGTCAGAATTGTTTTTTAAAATATCGCCAGTATCAACAGGTGGTGTGTTTTTAATAGCATTAAGACTATTATGTGCTATATCCATAGCCTGTTTTTTTGATTCTTTTAAACCGTTTAAATGTTCCAACATTTTATTTTTTTCTTTCAGAACTTCATCCAGTTCATCAACTTTCTTTGCTGCTTCTGTACCATCATAATTAACTTTTTCAATTTCATTAGCTTTGTATAGATTAAACTCTTCACGAGCTTTTTCCTCAACTTTTTTTCTGTCTTCTTCTGGTATTGATTGACCACAAGCAGGGCAGTTTTCAGGATTTTCAGGAAGTACAAATTGCATATTTTCTTTTTTATGCCATAGATCGCGAAGCCTGTTTATTTCATCAACATAATAGGATTTGTTTAAATCAAGGTTGTTAATTTCAGACGTTATATTACTAACATCACCATTGGCAAGATTGTAAGCACTTTCAGCGTCATCATATTTTTTACGCTGGATATTGATGGTTTTTTGATGTTCAACTGTCTGGTTATTTTTTAAGTTGATGACAACAGTTTCAATCTCACTTAATTTCTTTTTTTGTTCCGAAATTTCACTACCAGATTCAATACGGCTAATCTGTTTTTCTTTTTCTGATATCTGCTTTTTGGTTTTTTCAAGCTGTATATTCTCTTCTTTCAAATCAATAAAATCAAGACCGGGTATGCTTCTTGTTGCCTCATCAATCCTTACCGGAATTTGTTTTATTTCATCATTTAACTTTGACTTTTTCCCGGCAATAACTTTTTTGTGATCTTCAATAGAGCGATCGGCAAGAATTACATTCAAGTCTTTCAATTCAGAATCAGAATTTATAACATCTTCATCTGAAATATTACCGCTAATTTTAAGAAGAAGCTCCCGGCGATCCCTCCACGGCAGTGTTTCTGAAAAATAAGTTGGTGTTGTCAAAAGTTTAAAAGTTTCTTCAATAAAATATTCTGATGCGCGTTCAGTAAACTCTTTCTTTTTTACCGGAATTTCGTCAATATAATAGTCTGTTGTGTGACCCGTGAAAGTCTTCTGAGCCTGACCACGTTTGTTTGACCAAATCTCCTTATACGATTTTTTCAAGGTTAAAGTTTTTCCTGAATCGGTTAAAAACACACCTTCAACCTCATGATTCAGGCCGGGAATTGCTATCCCTTTAGGTGTGAGCGTTTTAATTTCAAATTGTTTTTTAAACTGGCTGTCTTTATCGAAAAGCAGATAATACATAGCATCGCATACAGTTGTTTTACCAGTTCCATTATCGCCGTAAATTGATACATTTTCGCCACTTGTTTCAAGTTGAAATAATTTCACACCTTTAAAATTCAGTAATGCCAAACTTAATAATTTCATAATGTTCTCCTTGATAAAAAATTGATTGAAAATAGATTAAAAAAATAGTGGTTTGCCAAGCTTGCCTAAATGCCGTATACTTTTGTGCTTTTCGAGCCTGATTTGGTATGCCACGTTGACCACTGCAACGTCGGAGAGGTGCACAAAATTCTATTTTAGTGAACCTATCAAATATCTTTTTATTTTTTCAGGTTCCATTGCAATTATTTCATTCCATTTGATACCTGTTATTTTTGAAAGTTTTCTTGCTGTATCTTTTCCGATCGGCTTACCGTTAAAAATTCTTGAAACCTGAGATTGAGATATTCCGGTTTTTTTTGCTATTTCGATTTGATTCATGATAATTCCTTTTGTTTGTTTTTTTGACTTTGTTTATTCTGTTATCGAATATATTTTAAATTATGTCAAGCAAAAATATTCGGTGATGGAATAAAAAGGCTTTTAATTTATAAAAATGAATTATTGGTTGAGAAAAATCGAAAGATAGGAAAATACATCATATAGGGATATTATCAGGAGTTATTTCATGCTTTTTAATTAAAATTGGGTTTTGAGGATAACTCGGCCACACTTGGAAGCCGAGTTATTTTTTACGCTAAAGTACAACCGGAATTTTTCTCAACATTCCACGCACCATTACTAAACACTAATATTATCCAATCGTTGACAGTATCAAATGTTATTGTTGCAAAGCCTCGTAAACCGTCAGGTGTAAGGGTTCCGTCCCCACCGTAGGTTTTCATGTGTATGATTTTTCGCTGCCCCTCGTACCCGTTGACAAGCGTGTATGCATCGGCTCCAGTTGTTATCATTAGGGTTGTCGGGTAGTTAAGGTCTATCGCCCCTGGGCCTGTGATATCTTGGGTTAATCCGTCGCTTGTGCCGTTGTGATATAGATCGTATTGAGAAAAATTAAACCCTAATCTTATGTCGGCGCCGGCAACCGAATCAATTCGGATAGCAGCATCAACAGTGAAAGTCTTGGTCGCTAAAAACGTGCTGTCTATAATAGAGAATACATTACCTTCTATCAACCCGCTCTGATTAGCGTCGTCTACATAGACACCATATGCTGCGTTTGTATCGCTCCAACAATCCGCTATAACGTTTGATGTTATGCTGTAGCCAAAATTTTCACTGTCAGATTGAATACCGTACGGCCCTGACTTACTTATTACGTTACCATTTATCACAGTTCCGCTCGTTCCCCTAAACCATATACCGCAAGCGCTTGATCCAATTGTGTTTTCATCCCCATACCCAACAATAGTACAACCTGTTGCGGTCATATTTTCAGCATTTTCAACCCCAGAAGCACCGGAGAATAATATTCCTGATCCTCTTGTGCCGTCCGTCACGCCTGAATCCATATAAACATTAATTACTTTTATGTTTTTAGGTGCAAAAGATGCAACGGACACGGCGTTATCAGATGGTCCTAAGTTGACACCGAAATGTGTATTTCTTATAGTCCCATTAGATATGAGTAGATTTTCGCCACCATGCGTGTCAACCCCTTCCCACACAGGTACATTGCTTATTATGAAATCATCCAAAACAATATCGCTACATCTTGGATAAGCTACCAGCGTTCCTGCTTGCCTTGAAAACGATATTCCGTAAGAATCTAGACCTGCATCGGTGTCAACTACGTTATCTGCTCTATAATCTGTGATAACACCATCCTGACAAGACCACAGGGTCATAGCGGCGTATTCAAAATTAGATAGTCTAAGCGCTGTTAATTGGAAATCTTCCACAAACTCCATCAAAAAACCACGATTGCCAAAGGTGTTAACATTGAAATTCTCAAATGTTATACCTGTTATATAATTGCTTGAATCAGCTCCGTGTACGAAAAAGCCACGACTCAAGAAAACGGCCGTTGCAAATTGCGGGCCTGTTAGCTTGCCATTCTTAAAAGTACAATTTGAAACAGTTACCTCAATAGCTTCATCAGCACCGGTGTACAATAGCTCTTTGCCGTTAAAATCTACAATAAGAGACTTATCGATTTCCCAAGTTGTTGCGAAACTTATCGCGCTTTCATCCAAAAATGATATTGTTTGTCCTGCACTTACATTATCAATTATATTGTTGAGTATAGTGGCATTTTCGGTCGGTGTTTTTGTCGTGCTTAATCCAAAATATTCAGCATATATTATATAATCCGGTAAAAGCCTTATCCATCTACCTGTTGCCGGTGCAGAATCAAGTTCAAAAACAAGACCTCCATCATCAGATGTACTACTGCTGGCGCTCCATTGAAGACTCCAAACCCGGTTTTCTGTTGCGGCTGAATATCCCAAAACAGTACAAACTTGACCGTCAGCCGTTGGTGATGAAAGCTTTAATTCAGCTATAGAGCCAAAGACAAGGGGCTTATAATTTCCTTGTATTTGTCCAGCATAAACCTGCATAGAAAACAGAACAAAGAAAACAACAAATAAACTTAAAAATCTCTTTTGAATATTAAACATAATTAATTACCCCACTAACCATTTAGTAGTTCCATCAGAAGTAAACCTTAGAAATGGTTTACCCACCCCAGTTAAATCCCAATCTTCACCCTCAATATCTTGTATTGTTACTTTGTTAGCTGTGGTGTCAATTCTTTTAACAAGTATCTCTGAGGCTGCACCGCCAACAATCATATTAGCCGCAGTTGGTGTTGTAAAAGTAAGATCACCGGCTGATGCATCAATGAAAACAATACCATCATAAATCGTAATTGCACCAGATGCTATTTCTGTTCTAAACTTCTTTCGAGAACTTACTATTGTAAGCGCGTCAAAATAATCAGAAACAAGTGCTGTGTCTGGAGTATCAGACGGCGTTATCCCACCATTCAATATTATGGCTGAGAAAAAACCAAGCCAGTCATAACCCCAAACAATATCAAGTGGTGTCCCATCTTTTGCACCTGGAACAGATTCAGTTTTAAATGAACCGCCTGGATAGGATGGAGTCCCAACCAAAGCCCTTGTTGGGCCGTATTGCTCGAACAATCTTATAGACATAATAACTCCTTACGTATAATAAACAATTAATCCACACCAAGTATGAAGCGGCTTGTATTTAACTATTAAAGACCTTAACTCTACCCTTCTTTTTACATCAACATTAGCCTGAGCTATACTACTTATAGACCCGTCTACATTATAAGTAGCAACGCCACCGACAAAAAATATTAAAGGCCAATAGGCAGGGTTTGTTGGTATTTCGTATTTGTTTAACTCTTTTTTAAAATCTTCATACGCTCCAAAATAAGCATCTTCACCGCCAAAAAAAGAATCCTCGCCACCCATCTCTACAGTGAATATTTTTGAACGTTCATAAATCAACCCATTTACGATCAATTCACCTGATATATTCCCAAAATAAGAATCCTCACCACCGAAATAAGAATCCTCACCACCGAAATAAGAGACAGCATTCTCAATTTTTTTTGAATAAATTCATCTGTACCATTGCCTGATTTATCTGTTTTTTTTGCAAGAAGTCTTTGCCTTCTTGTCAGTTCAGCTAATGCTGGATTTTTTGAAATTCCATATTCCCTTTCAAGGTCATCCAGTATTTGAGTCCTTAAAGGACTTCTAAGAAAGGCTAAGTCTTCCAAAAAATCTTTTACTACTTTATTATTATTAGCCATTCCACCAATGAATAAATCAAGCCCACCATCACACTTTACATCAAACAGGCTTCCCTCTGGCAATTCGGCGTCAATTATAGCCCTTGAAATATTAGGAGGCATAAGTAAACCCTCCGGATTTTGTGAGTTCATTTTGATTTAATTGATATTCAGACACAAAAGAGCCTGACGCAGTTCCAAAAAAAACAGATTTAGCACTTCCACCATAAGATTTTAACACAGAATTAACAGTTGAAGATAATGTTACCCCTGTTATAAGATCATTCCTTTCAGGTTCAAAATCTATTCCATCAACAAAAGGAACAAGGGTTAAAAGATAAGTAGAAAGGGCAAGCTCAAGGTCTGTTTTGGCATCTACAACAAGCCCGGACGAAACAGAAAGACCTGTTATTTCTATAAAAATTGAGGTTCTTATGATTGGTTCAACATATAAAATAGAGTCTTCAAGCCCAAGCGGTGGCCGTGAATCACCCGATGCCGGATTAGTACTAACAGAAAACCTGACCTCATCAAGGAGAGCTTGCGGAGGTATTCCGTCAGAATCAATCGAAGTCTCAGCTTCGATATATATAGTTCGGTCAGCTGGATACGATACTGATAAGTCGGTTACGGGTCTCCCGGCAAAAGGATAAGCTCTTTTAACCCCTGCAACTTCTTCTGACCAGATTTTATAATCTGTAGAATTTCCACCACCAGTTGTACCCCTTATCGCGAAGAGAACCCTGCTCCTGTAGACTTCAAGATCTTCTTCTTCTGCCCCTACATTGTCAATAACTGTTATAGTCGCAACGGTTTCTGCACCTGCTATCTGAACAGAAATAGACATTGTTTCACCAACGTTCAAGTTTCCTGATACACCCGCAACCTCTGCTGCAACCGATAATGTAGCAATGCCGCCTGCTATTATGTCAGAAGCATCTGGAATATATCTTGCCCCATTTGAATCTCCAATAAAAGAAACTGTTGCAGGTATTAAAGTTCCATCAGTACCGGGTAGTGTAATCGTAAAAACAGCAGATTCAGCCTGTTTCCTGATTACATTAAATTCTTTACCGATTAATTCAAGATCATCTTCACTAGCCGTTAATGCAAGATTTGCCTTTGCTCTATCAGCAGCATATTTATAAAGGCCCGTTGCAATCATAGCTTCTATAACTGATATTACCTTCAAAAAAGCTATATCAACAGGTGGTGCATCTTGATTTAATTCACCCTCAAAGTTTGCCTTAAAAATATCTGTTAGTTCTTGAGTTGTTAATATAGTAAGAGCCATTTGTTATCTCCCATGAGCCGGATTTATTTTCTGGAAAATCCAGTTTTCGCCGTTCTTTTCAAGTTGAATTACACCTGAATCATATCCAGGTGGTTTTATTAAAATTTCAGTGTTTATACGATAATTTAATGGGTTAATTGTTTCAGCAGAAACATCACCAAAAAACGGTTTATCCAATGCTTTTATTGCTTCTTGATTTATATTTTCAAGGCTTGAAGCTGTTATTGTTTTAGTTGCAATCTCTTGAAAATCACTACCAATTTTTTCTCCATCGCTTAAAAAAATATTACCATGCCACCCTTTTTTTGTAAAAAGACTTATTAAAGCAGCGTTTTCAAGCCCCTGATCCATAATAGGTTGACCGCCACGGAAATCAAGATAGGCGCCGTTTTTATCAAGAAAAATTTTGGGATCACCCTGATAATTTAAAGTTGTCATTATTAAACCCCCGGAACTTTTATATTAAGTATTTGCGCTGGTGCTATGTTTGCCGTGGATGGTATACTTGGGGTTATTGGTGGTTGTGCTGCATCAGCAAGTAAAATAGGATCAAAAATAACTAATTGTTTATGTAAATTATAATTTACTATGTGAGAGTTAAATTCCATCTTTAGTTGATTAAATGCTATTGCAAGAGCATTATATCTTACAGCAAAATCTGTATTATCATTAAGTTCTATGTCACCATTCTCTAAAATCTTAATATTTGCAGCACCAGCGGCATCAAGTTCTATATCACCACTCGCTAATAAATCGATAAAAGCTTGAATGGTTCCATCAGCGCTTGAATAAATCTTTTTTTCACCCTTACTCATAGATGGTTCAATACCATCATCTGAGGCCACAGCTATTTTAAAAGCATTGCCAATACTTAAAATTGTTACAGTTGATCCATCAGGCGGGTTTGTATCTTCACCAGCTTGTTTCATAAGCTGAATAGATTGTACATCATCGGGTTCAGTAATTTCAACCTGCAGAATTAAGACGTTTTTTTCTCCGTCTTTATTCTTTTTAATTTCGCCACCAGTTACGCGACCTGTTTGAATTAAGCCCATGGATTTACAATCTCTCCCCCGGTATAAACTTGAGGTGGTACAACGTTTAAAACTGCTGTTGTTCCACTCTCAGAATAACTATATTCAACTGATTTTATTAAAAACTTATATCCTTTTGGAATATGTAAAGTTTCTGAAATAACTGTAACATAAGTATCCTCAACCCACAACTCACCGTTAGGATCATACCAACTATCAACGGGCAAAGACTGAGAAAGAGAATCAGCAACAGATTTTGAGCGTTTCCACTCAGCAGCGTCCTGAATATTACCTGATATTGTATCATTTGCCTTGAATGTTAAGAACCTTGATTTAGGAATATTACTATCTGTGGCAACAGCGCTTGAAGCGTTTGTTTTTGCTGTTTGTGCAATTGCTTTATAAACACTGAATCGTTCCCGGCCATTCCATTTCCCGGCCCAACTTAAAACGCCCTGTTTTCCTTCTTCAAGAGTTCCGACTGTTTTACCTTCAGATGCTTTGTATATTTTTATATTTCCTTCAGGAGTATCAGATATCAACGCGCCCCTTTGAGAAACAAGTTTTTTAAGATGATCAATAATTTTTTCTGTTGGTTCAGCCGTTACACGATCAAATTGACTATCATTTTCAAGTTCATATTCAATAGTAAGGCCGTAATTTTTAAAAAGAGTTTCTGCTCTTTGTTTTAATGTGACTTTTTCTTCTTGGTATGGTGGTCTGATTGTAGAATCAATAGCATCAACCGTTTTGCTGAATCCTGTTAATACTTTTATACGGCCTGATTCAGTTAACCTTGTTTCAACATCGTAAACAAAGCCGGTATTTATTAATTTTTCCCCTAAATAAACCTGTGCTTTTGGATATGCATAAGGAGTTGTTACTCTATTAATAAATGCATCTTCCCCGGGAGTCCATGCAATTGTAGCCGTCCAGCTACCTGAAACAATATCCATTGCATTAAAAACACGGCCATTTAAAACAGGTATTTCTCTATTTTCAATTATTAATGTAAAAGAATCCGGATCTTTTTGAGCAAGTTTATTTCCTTGAAGTCCAGATTTTAAGCTTTCCCTTAATTGATCTTCTGGAATAAAAAGAACTTCACCTGGATAAATTAAATCAGGATCACCTGATTTTATTTGCTGTTGATTTGCGTTCCAAATAACCGTCCATTTTTGGGAATTCCCGTATGCCTTTGCAGCGATATTTGGGAGAGTATCACCTACGACAACAATATAAGTTTTTCCAGGTACGGGGTTAGGCATAAACAACAACCCCACGGCCAGCTCTTAATAAAAGAATTTCATCACCAGATAAGTTATTTGAAGTCAAAAACAAATCATAATTACTTTCAAAATTTTCTCCACCGTATTCTTCAATAGTTATTTTTATAGGTGTTTTATCCTGTTTAAGAATTAACGTTTTTTGAATTGTTAAATCAAATATTTTTCTTGTTAATAGTTGGCTTGAAAGGGCTGTTGCTTTTAATGCAACATTATATGATTGTGATTGGCTGAAATACTGTTGCTCAATCTTAACATCTTCGAAATTTTTCTGAAGCAAATCAAGACTGTCAGAAGTATTTGCAAATAAACCTGAAATTATATCCAATGAAAGCAAAGAGTCTTTCCTGATCTTATATTCACTCGATGCGCCAACAACAGGAGTAACTGCAAGAATTGCAGACAAAGTTAGTTCCTGAGTTAACACTGTGTTAAATGCCTCAGGTGAATTATTATCGTCATCAGGCGATAATCCAAGCATTTCTTCAGCCATTTCAGTGTACATTGAAAGCCTTGCTTGAAAATCTCCAACAATTAAACCAGGCAATTGAATAAGCCCCTGTATTTGTCCGGCAAGCTTTAACGGGTTTAAAATTACAGCATCGAGTGTATCTTGAATGCCACGCTGAATTGAATTTATCTCAGCTTCTACCGCTGCAACAGTCGATGCTATTTCTTTTTGAACCGCCGTTATAGCTGAAACAGCTTTGTTTATCGTGTTTTTTACAGCTGCAACAGCAGATGCAGTATCTTGAATTATCTGCTCAAATTGACTTGCAGATGCTTCGTTTACTTCAATAAGAGATTCATTTATTTCATCTTCAAGTTGAGCATCTGAAACCGTTATTTCTTCAGATGGTTGTTCTATCCAATTGGTTCTGAAAATTGTTAAACCGCCACTTTCAACAGGTTCAATTGCTTCTTCAATGTCAATTAATTGGAGAAGTTTAAACCCCTTTGTCGGGTGATACACATCCCATGGACCAATCTGATTTGTCGCATTAAAAAAACGCTCTGCTTCAAGATCACTATCAATACCATCAAAATAAAGTGTTAAAGGATATGTTACAGAATTAGAATCAAGATCTTGTATTTTTGTACCTCTGACTTTTGGATAATTAAAAAGACCTAATTTTTTTGAAAAGCTTCGAGGATTCCCACGCCATTTTGCTTTAAAAAAATCTCCATCAGGAGATACAAGCTCTATTTCAGGATTTATTCTATCTTGCCATGTCATATATTTTGTCCTAACATTTCAACATCAATAGGTGGTGCCCCTGTTGTTTTGCTTTCAACTTTTGAACCTTCAGGAGCTCCGGCAATTTGAAGTTTACCAGCAAAGCCAATTTGCTGACGTGCTTCAATTTCCGTCTTATTTGGGGCTTCTCTTTGTGTTTGTGGCGCCTTGGCTTCATCGTCACCGCCAAACCCGAAAAAACCTCCGACTGCGCCTGTGATGGCTGAAAATTTATCACCTATAGAGCCAAACATTGCTTTAATTGGGGCCCAGTGTTTAATTATCAATGCCGGAATAGTTATGAATGGCAAAAATATAGTCGAAAGTGTAGCAAAAAAAGGATTATCCAGCAAACCGCTGAACCAGTTCCATATTTTAGAAATACCGGAGCCGAAAACATCAACAACGACATCCCAATTCTTAACGAGTAAAATAATTATTCCTATTAATCCAGCAATTGCTACTGCAATTAAACCGATAGGATTTGCAGTCATTACGACATTTAATATTCCTTGAGCAACAGCAGCCTGTCTTAAAACATTAACGAATATCAAAAAATTCTTTGCGGCATTAAGGGCAAGCAAACCCTTTAAAACAACTGAGTATAATAAAAAACCTTTTATCAATACTGGTAAAAATGGAATAATTGGTTGGATAACACTATGCATCTGACTGAAAAGAGTTACCGCTGATTTAACACCATCAATAATCGGTTTCATATTAAAATTTCTGACAGCATCGGTAATTATATCAATTGCACCGGCCCCTTTTTTCTCAAATGCAGTGAAAAATTTAAAACCTATTTCTATCAAAGCTGATTGTAAAGACTTTAATCTATTTCCAAGAGATTTACTCATTATTTCAGCCATTTTATCAGTGGCACCTGTAGAGCTTTCAACTTCCCTTCTATACTCCCTTAGCTTTTCCGTTCCTGTTGCCATAACCGCAGAGAAAGTACCCATTGTCTCAATACCGAAAATGGTTTTTACGGCTGCTAATTTTTCTTGAGTCCCCATTCCTTTGAAACCTTTTTCCATATCTCCAAGAATGTCAAATAGATCAAGAAAATTGCCTTTTGAGTCCTTTGTTTCTACATTAAGATCCGAAAGCATATTTGCAGCTGCACCTGTTGGTTTTGCAAGTTTAGCCATTAAAGCTTTTAAACCTGTGCCTGCTTCAGCTCCTTTTAAGCTTGAATCAGCCATTGACCTAACAAGAGCATTAAACGTGCTCATTTCTTGACCTGACTCACGAAAAATCAAACCCGCCTTTGTCGTTGTTTCAAACATTTGTTCTAATGTTACATTTGATGATGTCATTGTTTTTGACATTTGGTCTGACATTTTTATAAAATTTTTCTGTAGTTGGATCGGATCTTTTGTAGATAATCCGAATATACCCATGCTATCAGACGCAATATCAGCGGTACGAGCAAGGTCTAAATTGGCAGCCATGGAAAGCTTTGCAGTTGGTTGCAAAATCGCCATGGCTTCAGATGCTTTAAATCCGGCAGTAGCATAAAAATCAAGACCTTGAGCTGCTTCTGCTGCTGAAAATTTGGTAACCGCCCCAACATCGCGAGCGGTTTTTTTCAATTCTAAAAGTTTCTTTTGACCTTCATCAGTAGCAAGGTTCATATCACTGAATTTTGCAGATGAAGCGGTAATTGCATCATCAAATTGAATAAATTCAGAGGCTACATTTGCAACACCTTGTTGTAACAAACCAAGCCCTTTGCTAACAACATTGGCCTTTAAAATACTACTGGTCAAACTATTACCAAACTTATCAGCAGACCGCCCCATTTTATTAAGAACGCCTGTTAATTTATCGCGGCCTTTAAATGTTGTAGATACTGCGAAATCTGGCATAATTAAACCTTAGTTTTTTTTAGCTTTTATTCTTTCAATTTCATCTTTCTCAGCTTGAGACATTTTTTCATGCCAAGAATTCCAATACTTTAATTGGTGGAAACTCATGTTCTCAATCTCGATAGGTGAAACACCCCTATAGAAAAGATTACCGCACCACTGGTCAACCTTTTCTACACTTGCAAAAGTATCATGCCTAAACTTTCGGCTGTTGAAACGTCTATACCTTCCAATTTTTGAATTGCAGGTTTTCCCCATCCGGATAAAGAGCCAAGAAGACAATAAATTTTATCATATTGTGAATCCTTATCTTTCATTTGTGATTTTGCTTTTCCGGTAATTGAACCGTATTCAAGTTTATTATCACCGTGTTTAAGTTCCTGGGTAATTTTTAAACCGTCATCATCTTTAATTTCTATTCTGCCACGCTGAATTGCAGCAATAACTTTTTTAATCGCAAAATCAACGTTTTCTTTAAGTGTTTCCGGCAATGCATCAATATCAAACTCATAGTAATCAACGAGAATATTAAATTGATCCTGTGCAACTTTTTCTGCAATTTTATTTTCCATGGTTTTTGCCCCCGCAAATAGCCCCTCGTAAAGAGGGGTATGATTAATTAACTGCTAAGAAATGGTGTCCAGTCGTCATCAGGAATCAGAGTAATAGGCACTCTATTTTCAACCGTTGTCCGGTTTTCAATATTGATTCTGCCAGTTGCCCTATAAATACTTCCTTCGCTGTTTTCATAAGACATTGGATATGATTCATTTTTGTTGAATGTTGATTTCAAACTCTCGAAATCACCATCTTCAACAAGTATTTCACCTGAACGAATTGGAACTTTTTTTGTAGTTTTAAAAGATGTTTGGCCTGAAGTCGCTATACCTTCAACTTCTTTTCCAAGCTCTTCAGTGATATCCGCATCTGCCACCCAGTTATAAGTAATACCGTCAAGGGTGATCTTTCTTGGCGTTCCGCTCATAACATCCTCCTTATCCTAAAACGGCAATTGAGGTATCAAACTGAACAAGAGCGTCCAGAATAGCACCTTCGCCTGAGTAAATAACATCAAGAACAATATCAAAACCGGTTGTTCCTGATCTGATTGTAACCGCACTGTCAGAAGCAAGCCTTTCAAAAGAAAAATCAGCCTCATAAATCCATGCTTTACCTTCAAAGCTACGGATTAATGCCACAAGATCATCCTTAACGGTTTCAATATCTCTTGCCTTTGCTCTATCTCTGACACTTGTAACTTTCGTTACATCGGCAACAATAGAAATACCTTTCCATTTTTCCTGTTCAAAATTTGCCTTAACATTTGCAAGAATATTCTGAGTGATAGAGATATTTCTCATCGATGCAAAACCGTTTGAAGCAATTGGAACACTGTCAGGATGATAGAAAGACATTACATTTTGCAGGTAAACAGTAGAGCCTCTTACTTTAGTCGGAGAAACACCAGCTTTTACAGCAAGATCTCTGTTATCATAGTCAGATGTCCATCTGTTTGCTTTTGCCCCGGGTATAATACCAGTAAGAATTTCATCAATATAATTCTGTTCTGCAAGGTTTATATTAATTCTTGCCATTACGCCGATTGCGATAGCTGCAATTTCTGCCGGATGATTAGGACTGTCAGGCACACCAATAACACCGTTTGCTCTATCAGTTTTTCGACCATTACCAAGAGCAATCAATGCAGTAAGTCCACCAGTACCAGATGCAATATCACCAGTTAACACTCTGAAAGGCCTTGCAACAAGCTTATCATAAAGCCCGATAAGTTCATTTCCGGCACCGACATAATCACGGATTGCATTTAATGTTGCGGTAACCTGGCCGTAGCCATGAACAACATCAGTGAAAAAGTTTTCATTCGCGTCATCACCAGTTCCAAGACCATCAAGAGCATCCTGAATGTCAGGATCAGTCGCACCACTTGCCATATCGGTTATTGCAATAGCAATACCTGAAGGTGTTTCTTCACCCGCAAGCTGGTTGACTCTGATAGTAATATCATTGCCCCATGTGCCTTTTGATTTTGAGGTAATTGTAACAACGGTTGTTAACGCTGTTGCTGTTACCGGAAGTTCTTTTTCAGCTGTAATTGCAGCAGCAACAGCAGTAGCAATTTCATCGGCTGTCATACTATCAGTGATAGCGACAGCAACCCTGATACCTGCGATATAAAGAGCAAGCGTCCCGGCAACAACACCGGTTGAGCCAACAAAATCAGCTTCACCATCAGCAGCGACAGCACCACCATCTTCTGACTGTGGTTGAATCCATGTTTCAACGCCATTCGAACCAGCATAAGCCTGTGTAACAAGTCTATGAATCATAAAACCGAATCCAGTTTTTGAACCAGCATCTTCAGGTGAAAAAACCTGTATCGGTGTTTCGTCAATAATTGTTGTAATTGCCGGGTCATACGTCCCGATTATCAAAATCTTTCTTTCGATAACCTGGGCCTCTGAAATAAACTGAACATTTTTAACCCCTGCACCTACAGCAGCAGTTCTGGAATTAACATTAAGTCCCATGTTCAAGCCTCCTATGTATTAGTAACTTGGGCGCCTGTTTGTTGAACAGGATCCTCATTAATATTTAAACTACTGTCATAAATAACAGGGTCAGGACTTATTCCCAAATCACCTGTAACATCTTCTTTAACTCTACAAGTTAATCTCATTGAACCAGTTAAAACAACGAGCTCACCACGTTCAACAGGATTATCTTTTTCAAGTTGATCAACCCAACGGTTTGAAATAACGCCTTTTTTAAAACTAAGATCGATATTCCTTGCATCCATAAGGATTTGATAAATAATACTTGCAAAATTATCAATATTCCTATCGACAAGCAAATTAGCTTCTTGCGCTGACATTAAAGCGGTTTGCAGTTGAGCCGATGTTGAATCAGGATTATTTAAAACATTTAAATCAGCCGATGACGGCATTGAAACAAAAAGCTCGATATTAAACGTCATATCATGTTGAACAGGCCCATTGATTGAGCCTGAACGTTTATCAAAAGCACCAGATTTATAATATACAGAAACCATTCTTTTATTATTTTCAGCTTCTTCAGCAGCGCTTGACTGCCTTTGAAAACCAATAGTTTGATAACGCCCACCCTCTGCATTACCAAGAATTGTTATAATATTATCTCTGACTTCTTCAAATTTCATGATTGATCAATCTTTTTAAGATAAAAACGTTTAAAACCAATTGAAGCACCACCTTCAGGAGCCTTTGAAGGATCAAGTAAAAAACTTACCTTTTCAGCTTCTGTATTTGGTGTTTTTGGGATCTGGAAAACCCACTTTTCACCGGCTATCGGTTCAGTTTTTAAACTGGAAACTCTTAGGGTAACGATCGGAGTATTGACAATAATCATTTGCCCTGTCTCAGGATTAAATCTTGCCGTATCATATAAAACCTGACCGGAAACATCATCCTTAATACCTGTAGGGCTTATCAGCGTAACTGGAAGGGCGTATTGCCCCTCCAGAGTTACTGATAAATGTCGCTCTGCCATTTCCCTAAGATTAATCATTTATTTTTCTTTTCTGGCTTTGGTTTAGAAATACCGAATTTTTTTTCATAAATCGCTTTTAGTTCTGGCGTTAAGCGATCATCCGGAACTTCATCAACAAACTCACGATTGCCTAAAATGATTTTTTTACCTTTTGGTATCTTCATTATTTAGCAGCCTTTTTGAGCTTTTTAACCTCAGCTTTCAAGGTTTCATTTTCAGCTTTCAAAACCTCTTCACTTTCAGATTTTAATGATTCAATTTCACCTTCAAGTTTAGAGTTGGCTTTTTCAAGCGCCTTGACCTGTTTCTCAAGAAGACTGCATTTATCATTAGCTTCTTTCAAAAGAGTTTCAGCTACCATGATATTTTCAGCGTTTTTCTGAGATATTTCAGAATCCTGAATATTACCAAGCTTTCTTTGTGCTTTAATGGTTTTAGGATCAACAGAGCCCTCAAGGATTGGATCACCATATTTGATACCATTTCCGAGTACACCTTGACCTACCCAAAAACCGACTGTTTTTTTTGCATCAGCCATACTAACCTCCCCTATGTTATTAAACCGCTCATAGTATAAAATGCATCGGTCTGAGTCGTTGCATAAATAGGAGCGCTCTGAGTTCTTACCGTTACACGCTTCCAATTGCCTGTAACATATGCATCAGCATAATACATTGCCGGCATAATTACATTACCAAGACCTTCAGCGGTCATTGGCATAGGTGGCATGTCAAGGTTATATCCAAAAAGCTGTTGATACAACTGCTGACGCATTGGAATATTTGGCAATAATTCAGGTGGCCCAAAGTAACGATCACAACGAGCCTTTGAAGCAGCGATAAACGCTTTATCAAGTGGCATGTATGGTGTTACTGTTGAATCATCTTCGTAAAACTCATGATTAATTACAATCCAAAGTTCATGCCCTTTTGGAGTTCTCAACCTGCCATAACAAATCCATCCATTTTTAATCAGATAACTAAGATTTGATGGCACTGGAAAATCTTTTGATACCTGAATCAACTCAAAACGTCTGTTATCAGCAAGAGTCTGTGTAAGAGAGTCTTTAATCATTGCATCGAGGGCATTTCTACCAACAGCAAGAATATCAGGGTTAGATTTTCCATTCTGCTTAATAGCATCACAACCTTCATCGACATCACCCAACCAGTCATTTGTTGTCTGATTCCAGCCTACAGCTACAGTTTTAAAATGATCTGTATTTCTTCTGAAATCATAGATCAAATTATCATCAGTTGTTCCAACGATAGCTGGCATTTTCCCTTCAAGAATTGATTTACTTGCGAGTAGCTCCTGAAGGTCAATAATTCGCCTGGTATTCTCAGTATGAATTTTTAATGCGTGGTGGCGCATTCTGTCAAGTCTTGACATTTTAGAATAAGGATTTTCACCCGCTACCCTAAATACAAGCTGATCTGCTGAAATATCACCTTCTTCTTCAGCAAGTGGAAATTTTCTTGAAAAAGTTGAAAACCTTTCAGATTTTAAATTCTTCTGAAGGCTACCGAGTGGCCTTGAAACTGAACCCCTTGGAATCAATGCAGCAATCTTTTTCTTTCCACGGATAATATCAATGTCAACAAGATTCGCATTTGGTGAGAATATTGTTTCCGCTCCTGTTTCAGGACGACCGAAAAAAGCCTGGAAACCAGTGCTAACACCGATAATCTTTTTTTCGTCAAAAAGACCGGCCATTGTCCGAGCAAAAGGATCAACCGCATTTGGTGTACTTCCTGTTAAGCCCATACTTCACGCTCCTTTATTAGTTTTCGAAATAATCAATATTGTCAGTATCTTCTGCAAAAACACCTCTTAGCGCAAGAGTTTCCCTTACAGACAATCCTGAATCAAGAACAGTGTCAAGAGTCGCTGAACCTTCAAAAACAAGCTGACTTGAATCAACTGTACAACACCCACCAACAAGAATGTTATAAACCGTAACATCCCCGGCCACAATGTCAGCTGCTGCGATTTCAGAGCCCATATAAATATAAAATGGAACCTGAGAACCATCAACCGCCGTTTCATCAAATGGCACCAATTTATTAACTGCATCAACGGCCAATGTAAACGAATCACCAACAATAAAATCAGTTGCACCGTCTGTTATTGTAAAAGAAAGACCGCCTGCAATAAAATCAGTGGTTTCTCCGGCTCCGGCAAACATTGTCAAGTTACTTGCAACAAGATTTCCATTTGGATCTTCAAGTTTGAAAATACCGCCGTTTGTAACCGCTTCGATGCATTCAAGGACATAATCACCGACAAGTGGAATGACACCCGCTGCAAGAGCAAGGTTTGTTACCGTACCATCACCAGTATTGGAACCAGCTGTAACCGAACCAACTGCAACCCTGAGAATTGCAAGAACAGTACCGAACGCAAGGGCAATCGTTCTGCCTGCATCCTGCAGTAACGTCATTGCATTTCTGACAAATGACTTTCCAAAAAGTATAAATGGAAGATTTGATATATTTGAACTTACCTGCATAGTCATTATTCAGGCCCTCCTTTCATTCTTTTCATTTCAGCATCGAATTCAGCCTCATTTGAAACAGTGCCATCCTGTGAAAGTTTTGTGGTTTTTTGAGCTGGAGTTTCTTTAAGCTCTTCGCTCTCACCTTTTGCCAAATTTGATGCAGTCTGCTCGTTCATTGCATCAAAAGTTGTAATAGCGCCGGTAAAAGCTGCTGCCTCTTCTTCACCATCAAGAACTTTTTTTGCAAGTGTCTGAATTGCGGCCGGATAAGATTTTTCAGGATCAAAGGCAATTGATACCTTTTTGATAATCTTATCTTTTGATTCTTCCCCTGCCTTAAATCCCGCGTCTGTTGCTTCTTGCACATGTTTTTCATACTGTGCTTTTGCATCGGGATTTTCACTTAGAAATGTGTTGAGATTCATAGAATCCTCCGTTATTGATTTACCCGCTGACGCGGTTGCCTCGTTTTCAGTCGGGACAGTCCCGTCTGTTTCGTTATTATTATCTATATTATTAATAGAATATACAGAGTTGTCAAGGTTTTCTGCTGTTATATCAGAAGGTGGTATTAACCCATCGATCATCTTAACTGAAAGAGCATCTTTTGCTTCTGAGTCAGTGTCTTTTGAAATCAGCATTGCACCCTTACCGAAGTTGTCAATAATGTAGTCAACAGGCAAGCTTCTACCTTCTGAAATTCTTGAAAGAAAAACTCTTTCAATTGCATCAACTTCTGCCTGAAGAACCTTTATCCCTTCCTTGTCGAAACCGGCTGCTTTGTTTTCAGCATTTTTGGAAATGATTTTTACTTTTTTTACACCGTATTTCTCCATCTGCTTACTATAATCTATACCAACAATTATAATGCCAATTGAGCCTGATTGATTTGCTGGTGATGTAGAGTATATTTTACCGGCACCTGAAGCAGCCCAATATCCAGCACTTGCAAGAGTGCCAGCATTTATTGATTCTACATTTTTTGTTTTTGAAAGGTTTTTTATTAATTGATATGTTTCATCTGCACCAGCAACCTGACCACCAGGCGTATTGAATTTAAATCTTGCTGTTCTGATATTATCGTTTGCTTCAACCTCTTCAATAGCTTCTGCAATCTCACTATAACCGGTACCACCATAACCATACATGATATCCCATCTATCAGGCCCACGTTTTGTAAGGATGCCGGATATCTCAATTATTGCAACATCTCCATTAATGGTAAGTAGCCTGTTTTGATCTTCTTTTTCAGGCATTTGAAAAAGGCTCAACGCTTCAAGCTCTTTTTCTGTCATATTTTCACGTTTTTCAAAATATGCTTTTATAAAATTTTCTTCACAAGCCCATATTTCCATCAGTCACCATCCCCGTTTCTTGTTAATTTTAGCATTGCTGCTTTTTTCTCTCCATTACTCAAAGATGAATTATCCATAATTGATGTGATAAAAAGCTCATTAAATATCTTAAATTGAGCAACAATACATTTTAATTCTTTGTGGAGCTCACTATGTCTATGCATATCTGCTTTTTCCATTTCTTCTCTATGTTTTTTGCATTCTTCTTGGGTTATATATTTTGTTTCAACGTTTTTTTTCCAAAATCTATCTAACACTTTGTTGAAAAAAAATTTTCCTACATAAAACAATAAAAGGTAAAAAAGAGCTGTGACGTATTCAAGATGTCCATTAATTAGTTTCATAAAGCTCCGTTCAGATCATACAAGATATGTGACGTTCGGTACCGTTTCTGGTATTAATTTACACATCCTCTACTGAAGGGTCATTCCCGCCCATGATTGTAAATTTTCTACAGGGATACCCCCAATGCTTTTTAGTTCAGCGCCCATCCAGTTTAAAATGTTTACTGGAATAGCCACCCCGCTTGTTTGTAGTGCCGGAAGCGCCAACGCTGAATTATCCCGCAACATGTTTGCTGATGGCGCTTGATTAAAAAATTGCCCGTACATTGTTCTTAACTCAACTGCTGGCCCTGTTGCATGGGTCAATCTAACAGTATTAGCATTAAGTCTAACACCTGTGGCTGAGACCCAATTAGGTGTTTCAATAGTGCCAATATTAGCATCAATACTATCTATCCCGGATGATGGTGCTATATCTGTCCCATAATCAAGGCTAAATGTTGCATCAGTTGTCTCGTTATCTACTGACTCCACACTTGTTAAAACAGGCCCTCGGTATGTGGCATAAATTCCTTCTATATACGAAGCCCACCGAGCCATCCTAAGTCCAATAGTTGCATATTCTGGACCGTCTAAATGACCCTTTAAAGCCCCTTCTACCTGATCAATAGCCGTGATTATTCCATTAAAATGACCAGCTTCCCAGTTCTCTATTTTCTTATCTGTTGAATCTGTCCATGATTCGTCTGTTATACTATCTGTTATAGACCAACGACCATGTAAACAGACTAAGATAGGCAATGTTGTTTGCGATGCGCTTACTATATCTGTCCTTAATTGGTCAGCAAGGTATAATATCTCAGTTGCTTGGTAATTTGTCATTGTACCGAGAATATCAGTCTCATCTTGATACCGCATAACACTATTTACAGCACCACCAACACCAGCTATAAGAGCTTTAAGTGCTGTATAATTAGCACTTGTATTCCCCTCAAAAAACCAACCGTAACCAAGATTGTTTAATTCTAATAATGCTGCCCCGCCTACTCCAGCATTGACTATTCCCACAGGGCAATTTAAATAACTAACTAATTGGTTTGCTAATGAAATTGCACCAGCACCTGTATTGGTGACCCAAGACCCATCATATTTACGTGTTAGATCATTAGGTGTGCCAGTGCTAACTGTACTCATCATAGCAGCGTTTGATTGCCCTTCAAGAAGCATAAGGTACCCAACACCAAATAGACTTGTGGTTTCTCCGGTGATCTCTGTTTCATTACTTTTTCTAACTTCAAACCTTAGCCACCCGTTTGTTTTGGGTATCCCTGCCAACGTACCAGACCATACCCCAGAATCAACGACTTGCGATGATAGTACATTCCAGTCGTTCCCATTCACCTGTACAGTTGCGTCGTTGTCGTCTCTAAAAACACGTATTTCAGGGTTGGTTAATGCTTCTACGTAAGTTCCTGTAAGCGCCTGGCTGTATTCCTCATTAGCATCGTAAGGGCCAACTTTATCGCCTGTTGCTACTTCATCAATCGATATACTACTTGGTAGTACACCTGTTGCGAGTTCTGTTATTTCAGGATCAGTGAGACCTCTACTCCACACTCCGAAATCATCAACACCCCCATCATGTAAATTGGGGAACGCACCTGAAAAATATCCAATAGTTACGTTAGCACCAGAAGTAACTAATGTATCCCCCGGTAATGTTACGTCTACAACAGGGGTAAGATTTCCATCAAGATATACTTTTAAAGAAGAGCCAACCTTAACTATTATAACACTATACCAAGTATCTGATAGCGGGCTATTATTAATTACATAATCTACTGATCCAGAAGTTGTGTTAATTATGCATTTTAAATCATCGGTTCCAAATTCTGAATGAATTTCAATGCCAGGAGATCTATAGAGGTAATCAGCGCCTACAGCATCGTACTTAAAATGTATAGATACCGATACATCACCTGTTGCAGCATTGATGTTTGGTGCTGGCACAGCAAAATATTGATCTGAACCATTGAGATGTACAGCTCCGTTGGCTAAACCATCCCACCCTTCCTCAGTGACTAACGCAGATCCAAATGCAGTTAGGGTATAATTATTACCGTCTCCCCCTGTATCTAAGAGGCTTGCGCTATTAAAGTTCCACCAAACAACCTGATCGACTGTAAGGTCTGCTTGGGCAGGTAGCGCAAAAAGCAAGCATAAGATTATTGATAATAATATTTTTTTCATATTAATTCCTCACGCCCCAACCGTACTTATCGTTTATATCAAACTCTATTATCGTGGCCGTAAGCGCCATTCCTACAGGTTGCCAACATTCATCTGAAACGGTCGGCCCGGCTTGAGATAGTCCCCCCGCCACAACGTCAAGGTATATGGGTAGACCGGGTGTCCATGTCCAGGTATCGTCCCGCCCGAGCCCCTCTTTTGTAACTTCAAGTGGGTTACCGGCGGTACCCGCTTCTGTGGCCACACCATTCGCCGGGAATGCGCCGGGCAGGTTTGCATCCGCTAATACATACCCACCAGAACTATCAAGATGGACGAGTTGATTTTTTATAACTGTTACATCGGAATCCGCACCTGTTCTTTTTGTTCCAGCGTAAACCCCATCTGGTATTGTCAGAACATTATAATTCATTGTGCCATTTTCTTCGGTAGTTTTCGCGTCGAGTGCTGTTTGCGTGTCTGTCGAAACGGATTTGTCGACGTCGGAGGTGTTATCTACATTATCTAAACTTAAATCTGTTTTTACTTCTGTATATGATCTTCCTTCAATATCAACTCCATCAACAAACCTTGCATAATCATTTGCTATGGGGGTTCCAGATGTTGATACATTACCTGCACCACCTGAATTATCATCAACATACTTTTTTGTTGCTGGCTCATAGTCGGCATCGGGTGTGAATGCTGTTGTATTATCAAGCTCAAGGACATTTGTTTTTTCGGCCTTGACGGAATAGAGTTCTGTATCATTCGTTTGTCCAGCTTCAAGAATAACTCGTTTTGAGTCGGTTTCTACATCAAAAGTGACCTGTGCTGAACTTGATATGTTTACTGTGATCGCCAAAAATAAAAAAACTATAAGTATTTTTTTCATAATAACCCCATTAAAATGTTTCATCGAGATCTTCAAAAGTTAAATCCAATTCTTCAAACGGTTCATCGAGAGTATCTGAAACTGAATCTTCTGATATTCTCATTTCAAATTTCAACTCGCTTCGTTCGCAGATGTCTGTAGCCACACGACAATAGCAAGTGTATGGAGAACTATCAACTGAGCCACCGCCTATAAAAAACTTAACAAGCTGATTATTTGCTTCAATTGAACTTTCCGGTATATCCTCAGAAATTACATTGCTACCATCTTTGTCATAAATTAAAATTTTTCCTGACGTAATAATGCCGTCTATATCAAGTGCGTCTGAAAAAATGCAGCTTATTCTAACCTTTTCATAACTCCGTTTGTAAAACCAAAACAAAGGCTGAACAGTCTTTGTCCCAGTGCTACGAGATATTATTTTTCTTATTTCAATTCCCATATTATTTGTCAGCCTCAAAGAAATTAAATCCGAACCAACAATCAGCGGTTGCATTATCCTGATTTAATATTTCAATCAAATATTTCCCATCTTTTCTTAATGTTGTTATAAAATCGTCAATAACCTCACCGCCTATAGTCGCTATTGCTGGTGTTCCATTCGAATGAATAACGAATTCAAGCGGTGTTTTTGTTCCTTTATCATTTATTGTAGGATTCGTTTGAACTACAAGGTTACATTTATTTAAACTTTCACCGTCACGATTAAAACAATCTATGTCATCACCGTCGCTATCACAGTCAGTTCCAAAATAAATATTGATATAAATAGGCCCTGCATCAAAAGCTTTAAGACTTATAGGTAATAAAACAAGTTTTTCAGATATAACCGCTGTTGGGTCTACGACAATATTAAAAGCACTTGGTGACACAGGTGCCGTAAATCTTTTTGTTACACCAAAAGCAACCCCTTCAAAAACCTTTGCGCTATTAATATCAACAGTAGTCTGAGCGCCAAAGTCAAATGTTCCAATTTTAACGCCATTACCTATCATTTTACAATCTCCTGTCTACTACCATCACTATCAATTTTTACATGACTATCATTGTATTTAATTGTAATATTAGAGGCTACAGGATCGGCTCCAGAAAATAACCCTGAAACATTAGCAGAGTCCCGAAATAAAACAAAATCAATACTACCTGAAATCGTCAAACTCGAAATATCTATTTCATCGAATCTTGTTATCTGTGCAAGTGTTCCTGATGTGTATGTAAAAACACTCCCATTAACAGGTAGAAATGTATAGTTGCTCCAATCTGTTTCAAAGTCTGTTGATTCCCCATAATTTGTTAATTTATAACCGAGCAACATGTTCGGGACTTCGGCTTGTTGTTGCAACCAGTGGAAATGAGGTCTGCAAACGGCACCCTCACCAATAAGCATTCTATGCCATGCCTGAATTGGTATTACAACTGGTTCTTCAGGATATCTTGCGTTTGCTTGAAATGATACACCACCATTGAAAAAATCATAGTCAAGCCTGCCTGATGCGGTATCTAATCGGGATGCTATTAATGATGCAGATAAATCATCCCATCTTACAGCAGATAAACTACCAGAATCAGCCCCCGGTGCATTGCCTATTGTTTTTTGGGTAGAGCCACCGCCTATCATACATCAACCTCAACTCTACTTGAGCCACCAATAGGCCATAAATAAGCATCACTTAATTGTTTTGCTGAAAATTCCTCTCGAATTGAACCTATAAAAATCGGGGTTCCTTCTGATGTTAGTGTTGGTGCAGTTTCACCTGTATCTTTTCTTGCGTATAAGATTTTATTAGGGTTTGTTTCAATAAGAGTTATAATGCCGGATGTATTCGCATCAATAACCTTTGTCCATTCACCCTCTGGTATATCAATAAAAGTAGGATTTGCCATTTATTTCGCTCCTTTACCACCAGCCCATGGTGATTCTGGTGTTTCTTTAAATGTTCTAGTATTTATAGCTCTATTTGTTTTTCCTGAAGATCCATTATGATCTCTTGCAACCCTGTCTTGAGTTGTTGCACCAAGTTCAATATAACCTTTATCCGCTGCCATAGTTTTTAAAGGGTCGATATTTGGCATTGCTGGCCCTATCCAACGACTATTTAACCATGCTGACCGTAGAACAGGATTTGACCAACCCGGAGCCGATATTGTACCCCTTGCAATTTCTTCTGACATCCACATCGTATAAATAGGGTCAAGAAAATCTGAAACCTGTTCACTTCTCCAAATTTCCGCAACTTTCCAAAAAAGAAGAAGAGCCCCGCGACTCGCGGAATAATTTGAATTGAACTTCATTAATAAAACTTCAATAGGCATTGAAAATGAAGCCGAAAGGTGAGATACAAAAGAATCAATAAAAACATTATAGTTATCAGCTGGCGCCGTATTTTTAAATGGCACTAAGTCTTCACCTTCTTCAAGATTGAAAACACCAACTGAACCGGGAGCGCTCATAGTTGCTTCAGGTATCGGGCAATAATTTACAACTGCCTTTGTTGATTCATCGTCTACGCTTTGAGCACTTGAAGAAGGATTTGGATTTGAACCAAATTGATCAATTACCGGACCTGCTCCACCTGGTGCTCTTAATATATCCTCAAAAGGATTCGAAGCAGCATTATCTGCACTTGGCTTTGTGTACATTGTTATATTGCTTTGATTAATTGCTTTTTTAATCTGTGCAGATGTAAAATCAGTGATAGTTTCAAATTCCTGAAGAGCATGAGCAAGTCTTGAAAACCCTCGCGTTTGCCCTGGAAATTCAGGGACGAAACCATGAAGCATAAAAAATCGCTTAGATTTCGCCCCCTTTGCGGGGATGATAACATTGCGATATTTATTTTTATTATCCCGCACCCATATTTTATAGCCAGTTTCACGGCCACGGCTATCTCTAACTATACCGTCATCCTGTCCATACGGCCCTGCAATACTTGTATAAGCATCACCCCTTATTTGATTGGGGCAAATAAATTCGAATTGTAATGGATTGAGTAAACCGGAATCTTTTGAATAAAAAAGACGTGTAAAAATTTCACCGTCTCGTTGATTATTAAACTCATAAAATCTTGATGACTGATACAAGCTCATTTGTTCTGAACGATGTTGTTTTTTTTCATTTGCAAATAAATCAAAACGACTTGCTACATCTTCGGCCCACGCTTCACCCTCTTCAATCGAAATACCAAGCAGCTCTGTTTTTGGTGCTGGCTCAAGGATAATACCACTTCCGGCCACAGAATCAGCCATCCTGGAAACAATAGCCCTTGCGTGTGAACTATCGTGGCAGGCGTCTCTTGCATTTTGTCTCAGTGCATAATGGTCAAGGGTGAGATTGTTTACTGGTGCAGATAAACCATAATCCCAACCAGCGCCACCAGAACGACCGCCGTAATTATAACCGCCACCATTACCGTTAATAGCCTGAATGGTCGGTGCGAGAGCTTCTGTCACTTTATCGAATGGATTCATCTAACCACACCCGCTTTTTTTAGACTTTCGACTAATTCATTTGAAATTTTTTCACTAAGCTCTTTATACAAATTAGTTGTATCATATCTTACTGTTATAGTTTCCGTTCTTGAAAAAACAGGAATACCAAGAATTTTTAAAACCGTTTTCTTTTCTTCAGGTGCTTCAAATTTAATATTATCCACAATAATTTTTTCTCCTCAAGTTCATATTTACAATACCGGTTCCGTTCAATCTTCTTACTAAAGAATCACGTCTTTTTTCTAACCGGTCAATATTATCAAGCATTTCATCAAGATCTCTTAACTCTGCTTGTTGGGATGCTTCAGCAGAATCAAACCTATATTTTTTTACTTCAGTTCCAGCAGCATATTCAAATGCTGTATATGCTTTCGTTAAAATAGTATCAATCTGAGTTATCTGTGAAAGGATTCGATCTCGTTTTGAGGATGATAGGCAAGGCATAATTATCCTTTTTTTTGTGTTATATTCAATATTTGTACTTTTTTTTAAAAAAAAGCAACTTTTTTTTGTTTTTTTTAATTTATGTACTTGACACTTATTGAAATGTGTGGGATACTATAATTAAGAGAGTGAGAGAAACATAAA